AGACGGCCTGATCTGAAGATCATGCAAGCGACCCATACGGCTGATCTTTCTGTCAGGTTTGGACGGAAGGTGAAGAACCTCATGGAGATGCCGGATTACCAAGGTATCTTTGATGTCAAGTTAAGGTCGGATAGTAAGGCGGCGTATCGGTGGGAGACGGATGACGGTGGTGAATATTATGCGGCTGGTGTTGGCGGGTCGATTGCGGGTCGCGGTGCTGATCTTTTCATCGTTGATGACCCGCACTCTGAGCAGGATGCGATGTCACCTACTGCTCTTGAAAATGCGTGGGACTGGTACACATCGGGTCCACGACAGCGTCTTCAGCCGGGTGGTTCGATTATTCTGGTAATGACCCGGTGGGGTGAGAAGGATTTGACAGCACGTTTGTTAAAGCAGTCGGCGATGGACCCGAAGGCTGATCAGTGGGAGGTGGTCGAATTTCCTGCGATCTTGGACAGCGGCAAGGCTTTGTGGCCTGAGTACTGGAAGCTGGAGGAACTTGAGAAAATCAAGGCTTCGATTCCGTTGCAGCAGTGGAATGCCCAGTACCTCCAACAACCATCCTCGGACGGTTCGTCCATTATCAAGCGCGAGTGGTGGCAACCTTGGGAGCATGAGAAGATCCCTCGTTTGCATTATGTCATGCAGTCTTATGACACAGCTTATTTGAAAACGCAGACGGCTGACTTTACAGCGATACATACGTGGGGTGTGTTTTACCCGAAGGAGGACAGCCCTCCGAACGTGATCTTGATGGATGCGAAGAAGGGTCGGTGGGAGTTTCCTGACCTGAAGAGGATTGCGTATGAGGCCAAGTCGCGGGAACGATAAATTCAGCCGAATGAATTCTGTCGCGCCTCTGTTCGAGGCGGGATTAGTGTGGTATCCTGAAACAAGCTGGGCGGAAGAAGTCATCGAAGAGATGGCTACTTTTCCATTTGGCGAACACGATGACCATTGCGATGCAGCGACACAAGCGTTAATGCGTTTCAGACAAGGCGGCTTTCTTTCTCACCCTGAAGATTACGAGGTTGAGAGGCAGGAGCGTATCGGGAAAAGGGTTTATTACTGATGTCTATGCAACCATATAACAATATCGGTACGCCCCTTGGTGGTCCAGTTGACGACATGATGGACGACGAGGACATCAGCGGCCTTCCTGAGATCGACGATGAGGCCGAGGTCGAAGAAGAGAACACCGAGGTCGAAGACATCGAGTTTCAGGCAAATCTGGCAGAGGTCTTAGATGAGGCGGTCATGAAGAAGATCGCCTTGGATCTGGTAGACTTGATTGAGAATGACGACAGCAGCCGAGAAGAGTGGAAGAAGGTCTATGAAGAGGGGATGGTCCTCCTCGGTCTGACCTTTGAGGAGCGTTCGGAACCTTTTGAAGGTGCCTCCGGCGTGACCCATCCTATTTTGAATGAGGCTGTGACACAGTTCCAAGCACA